ACATCAAAAAAGTATCAAATGTTTAACAATTAAAAATAATATATAAAAAATTATTTAAACATTATTAAAAATATTATTAAATATAAAAATGTACAGGTATAGTAATTCGATAATATATAAGTTAAGTTGTAAGAATCTAGATATATCAGGTACATATATTGGAAGTACAATTAATTATAATAACCGAATATCTGCTCACCGTACTGTATGTGGAAATCCAAATTCCAAAAATTATAATCTAAAACTATATCAACATATTAGAGAACATGGTGGTTTTAATAATTTTAAATTTGATATAATTGAAAAAGTAAAATTAGAAAATAAACAAGATTTATTAAAATTAGAACGAAAATATATTGAATCAGAAAATTATTCATTAAATATAGTAATCCCTACACGAAGTATTAAAGAATATTATTTAGATAATATTGATAAAAGAAAAAATTATTATAATGACAATAAATTATATTTCCAAGAAAAACAAAAAAATTATAGAATCAAAAATAAAGAAATTTTAAATAAAAAGAAATCTCAAAAAATAGAATGTGATATATGTAATTGTTTAATTAGGCGTGATAATATATCAACTCATAAGAAATCTTTAAAATGTGTAAACATCAAAAACAATTTTATTTAAATTATTATATTTTTATGTTTAATTAAATAAATATGGATAATTTCATGCGTCAGCAAATATCACAGCGTGCGTCCAATAGTGACCGGTTAAGTGGATTGATTCAACAAACCAAAGGAGAACAATTTGAAAATTGGAGAGATGATGCTTCAAAATTATTTGATTCTCAATTAAACGATTATAGTAATAAAGCTAATGAATATGTACAAAATAGAATATCATCTACTACCGAAGGAAGTGGCGTTTTAACAAATGTTCCACACTTCTACTCACTTGGTACTGGATTTTATAGAAATGTACTTGGTCAAAGAGGTAAATTTGCTTTTGATGAAACAGCAAGAGGTGTAGATATTGTTAAAAATAAAATTAATTCTAAAATTGCTGAAAAGACTGGTGTAAATGTTGAAAAGACTACTGGTGATATTAAGACAAGAGTTAATAATATTGCTGACCAATTAGAAGGTAATACACCTGAAACTTCTACAAAATTATATAATTATAGAGGTGTTCAGACATCAGAAATTCCAAGTGAAATGTCATCTCAAACTAACGAAATAGGAACAAATAACCCATTTACAAGTAATTTTGAACCAACAGAAATAAATGTTGAAACTGTGCCAATTGATATGGCAATTTCAAGAGAAGGTGGTAGTATAAGTACGGATCCCATTTTAATTACTAGAAATAGATTAGCAAGAGTTTCAACAAATACAGCAAGTGAATCTGTACAGAATCCTGAGGTTACACCAATTAAACAATTACAACGACAAAATGCTATGAAAAAAGCTGGATTATTTGAAAATACTACAAATACAAATGCTGATTCATTAGAAACGAGTATTTATGCGTCTGGAGAATCTGGTACAACAACATCTGGAGGAGTTGGGACAGCAGGTGTTGTTGATGGTGCTTTAGTTGAAGGTGGTCTTGATGATGCTGCCTTAGCGGCGACTGGTGTTGGAGCACCAATCGCTGGACTTATAGCCGTTGGTGGTGCTATCGCTTTTGGTTTAACAGAATTACTACATCATTCTCATAAACCAAAAGCACCAGTTATGCCATATAGTAATGCTACACCAGCATTAACCACACAATACAATATTAGTTCTTCAATTTTACCAACATCAAGTTCTTTACAATCAAGACAAGGGACTATGTCATTTTAAAAATTTATTTAATTAATTATTTAATTTTTTTTATTTATTTATTATAAATAATAAACATGGACGAAAATGAATATGTAGCTAATGATAATACACTTTTCATTCCAACCAAAAAACTTAAAATTTTTCCAGATGCTCAAGGGGTAGATATTTCACCAAATGGCAGAGGTACATCTCAATTTATTTTCCAAATTCCATCATATCTATCATTTATTTCTCCTGAAACTTTAAGACTACGATTTGATTTACAATTTACAGGCAGAGGTCTACCAAAACCTGACCCAACAGCTGCCACTTCTTCACTATTCCGACATATGAGGGTACAAACACAAAATGGTTTGAATCTATTAGAAGAAGTTGATGAGTATTCTAGTCGTGTGGCGATGGAGTATAGTTATGGAGCTGATGAGGGGATTATTCATAATCGTTCTATTAATGAAGGATTATCTCTTACAAATAACTCGGCTCAACAATTATTCTGGAATCCTCAACCTCTTCCAAGTGCTACTATTGTGGCTGCCAATACATCTAAAAAGATTGCTATATCACTTCCATTATGGAGTGGTATTCTTGGACCTGATGCTTCGGTACTACCTGTTTCAGCACTTGGAGGATGTAAACTCACTATGGAAACTAATAATCTTATGAAAAGTATTAGACTTGCGAATGATTCTAAAATAAGTGGAACTAAAACTGCTCTCGTAAAAACACAAGTTGATGCTGCTGATTGGAATAATGCTTTAGCAACTCATACAGTAGATATTGAAACAAAAACTTTACAATCACAAGATTCAGGATTCGAGGTAGGGGATGCCATCTATTATTTGGTAGGAGGTGTTGATGTACTAATTGGTATGGTAGTAAGTGTTGGTACTAATGCTACTGAAATGACTATTAAAGTAAAAGGTGATGTCACAACTAATACTGCTTGGAAACTATTAGCAGTTAATACATTACTTTATACAGTTCCAAGAGATAGGTTTGAAGGATGGACTCCATCGGCAAATATTACTGCTGGTAATACTAATGCTGCTATTGCTCTTGCTATTACACAAGCTGCCGTAAAAATTAATTATACTATTACTGATTTACAAATGATAGTTGAACAAATACAACCACCTGAATCATATGTAAATGATTTAGTTAAAAAAATTAATTCATCGCAAGGTTTGACTATGAATTTTAAAAATACCACTTTACACAAAATAAATCTTGTAGGGACAACGGGCTTACTTAACGCAAGTATTCCCAATACCGCAAGAAGAGTATATAGTATAAATGCTATGCCTTTAAAATCTACTGATTCATATGATGCTGGTAATCTAACAGCACTACCTGATGGGGTTTCTTCTTATCAATTCAGTATTAATAATAGACTTGAACCAGACCAAAAAGTTTCACTATCAAGACTTTCTATGAAACCTGCTTATGTTGAACAACTTCATTTAACCGAGCTCCATAAATCGTTGTTAAATAGTGGGGTTTTTGTTCGTTCATTACAAAATGCTGAAAAAAATTTTATTGTTGCCAGGGCAGTTTCTCTATTTGGAAGTGTTAGTGATGTTACAAAAGCAGACCTGTCTTTAAGACTTGAATATTCAAGTTCTGCTACATATCAGAAAACTTTAAATGTATATATGTGTACAGCAAGAAGTCTGATTATTAATAGAAACAATATTGAAGTTGTTTATTAATTTATAAAATCTTTTATTTAATTTTTTTTATTATTTTATTTTATATAAATAAATGATTATATCACAAGATAAAAATGAGATATTGCCACTAAATTTACCATCAAATTCTGAATATTCTTTTTCAAAAGGTGCGAGTCTTGTACAATTTATTATACCACAATCTCCTCAACTTCTTTTAACAAAGACATTAAAATTAAACGGTAAATTGAGAATCAATAGAAGTACCTCTTCTTTTAGTGCGCCTGTTTTTCCCAACAATATAAACAACAAGGGGGGTGGTGCTTATTCACTACGAATTAACGAAAGAGTAGGTATTAATGCTTTATTTGATAATATTGTTATTTCATCAAGTGGTTCAGGTGGACAAGTTATGGAGTCTCTTCGTAATGTTGGTAGATTACACGCACTAACCAAACCACTTACACATAATCAAGGTCAATATGATGGTGAATTAAATGGTAAAGACCCAACATTAGCAAGTAGAAGTAATATTAGTGCCGTAGATGTAAATACAGAAGTATTTTTCTCAATTCCAATTGAAACAGGTCTTACACAAGGAAATGAATCTTTGCCTCTTGGGGTTAATGGTTTGAGAGGCATGGAAATCCAAATTCAACTTGCTAATGACCAAAATGTTCTTATTACCTCAGAAACAGATAAAAATTCTGTATATTATTCTCTTGTTGATTTATCACTTTGTTACGATACTTTAACTTTTGATGCTTCCACAACAGCGGAGATGGAACGCCCAGCAACATCTTCATTAGAATACAATTCATACGCCCACCAATATCAAGTTGTAAATGCGAGTGATACACAATTAAATTTAAATTTCGGTGTTAAAAATTGTCTTTCTGTTATTGCCTCAACTGTTCCAACTACTAGTATAAATAATGTAGAAGTAGATTCTATGAGTACTAATAATCTTCTGAATCAAAATGCCGGGGTATATAATGTAGCAGCTCCTTTACGCACAGTAACTTTTGGTCGTAATGGACAAAGAGTTCCTCTTGATTATGAGATTGAGGTAGAAACACAATCCACAGAAAATAGACCTCGTGTAGAATTAATTGATGAATTGAAAACTGCTATGGATGTTGCTGGTTCTTCCATGAGTTTAGTATCACTTAATACTGAAAATCAAGTTAAAACAAAAGTAAATCTAAATGGTGATGAGGTTGCTTCACTTGACCCAACTATTAATGTTGAACCAGAAGCAAAACCAGTTTTTGGTTTCGGAATCAACGAAGATTCTCTTACTAAGGTTGGAAGAGATTTTAGTACTGCTACATTTACATTACGAATTCAGTCAGGTTTGGATGGAAATTCTCCTAATAGTATTAATGTATTTACACTTTCTAAAAATCGTTTAAATTATTCTCCACAAGGTATTAGTGTTAGTTCATAAATTTCAGAATATTATTTTATTTAATTTTTTAAATTATTTTATTAATTATAATAAAATGAGTCAATTACCTGATGTATTGATCCCAGTTCAAAAAACTACTATGTCTAATGTTGAAATCTTTACTTCCGTATTAAGTCCCATAAATGTAAATCAAAAAAAATTAATCTTTAACATAAGGAAACAAGGTATATTAAATGCTGGTTCCCGTCTTGTTATGTCTGTTCATCCTGACGATTTAACTGCTAGTAACGCTGGTGATTGTTTCCTTTCAACAACAGCAGGAATCGCAGGATGTATTGATAGTATTTTTCTTAGAGCCGGTACTAAAATACTAGCAAGGTCAGAAGGATTTGGAAAATATTATGCTATGAAAAAATCAGTTCATACAGCAAGTCAAAAACAAAATATCGATATGGTAAATGATGGTGGAGTAGTTAATATAGGTCCATCGCCTAATACTGATGGATTACTTGCTGTTGATACTGGTTCTGCTATTTATAGTAATAAAACAACAGCATCTGTTCCGGAAAAATATAAACCAGTTAAAAGTGAAACTGACTGTCCATTATTTTCCCTTTCTTTATCGGATATGTTTCCTATGATGAAAGGAATGATGCTTCCAGTAGGATTCATGGAAGAACAGGTTAGTATTGAAATTAATTTAGTTCAACAAGCCAGTACTCAAACTGGTAAAACAGTATTATTTAGAACTGCCCCAGCAAGTTCTGCCACCAGTTATGGTCTTTCAAATTTTTCTCTAAATTTAGATTATTTAGAGTATGATATGGCAACTATGATGAATATTCGCAATCAAGTTATGGGTGATGGATTACCTATGAAATATCCAGACTTGGCAACTACTACCACACAATTAATTTCTCCTGGTGGCGTTGGAGCTGGTGCTACTAAAACTGTTACTGATGTACGAGAAGTTGGTTCAGCAGGAATGAAAGTTAATAATGTAATGTTGGTTGAAACTAATGGTTTAGCAAATGGTTTAGCAGGTGATTACAGAAGCGATGCTATGATACACGCTCCTCACTTTAATTGGCGAGTAAATAATCGGATTATTTATCCAAGAAAATTGACAAATACTTCACATATGAGAAATGAAATGGAACAAATTCTAGAATTTCCTATGAGTGTAGCTAATGCTGAATACTCAAACGATGTAGAAAATGATTTCTATATTTTACCTAACGGTAAAAATGGTAAACAGAATTTAGTATTTGACGCTAATGTATTAATGATGGGTCAAGCATCATCTGTAATTAGTGGTAATTATTTCATTACTGGTCTCAATCTTCGTAAAGGACCAAGAGGTGAAGGCACAGATGTTATTACTAAAAATATTCTATATGAGCGTGATACTACTTATTCATTAAATGATCAACAAAGCAGAGTTTTACAATTTTTTGTTGAACATGAAAGAGCATTTATTCTGAAAAATGGTATTGTTCTTACATCAACTTAAAAATAATTATTATTATTTTATATAATTTTTTAAATTCTTTTATATTTTTATATAAATGGAATATTCTATTGTAGTTGAATCTAATCAGGAAATAGCAAAGAAAAACTATGCTGTGGATTATGGAACTGCTATTTTATCTGATAAATTTAATGATGAATTTAGTAATAATAAATGGAAAATAAAACTACCCCAATCAATTAAGTTAGATGTAGGTGATAAAATTCAATATTATCAATCTATGATTAGAACACAAGGTTTAAGTGATGAAGGAGTTGAATTAATTGGGACGGCGAATGGAAATCAAGAATTAACTGATAATGCTGGTAGAATGAAGTTTGGTTACTATATTGCTAATAATTGGTTAAATAATTGTATGCTTCCATTAGGACAAGCAACATTAAAATCTCCACAAGCCAAAGCAGCAGGCACAGGAACTTTTAGTTATAGACAATATAATTATCAAGATACTAAACATACATATAATATTGCTGATGAAACTGAAACAAACATACCTCGTGTTTGGTGGAGTGATTATGGCGGACCTTCATTAGAAACTATTGATGATTGGCTTGTTAATGGTTCAACAAGTTTATATCGTAATGCTAATGAATTAAATGCGACAGATTTTGGTTTTAATAATTCTAATTTAACTGCTACAAATAATTTGGCACATTATGTTCCAGATACACAAAGATTATATGTTGGAGCTCAGGATTGGGTTGGACCATATATTAATGGTTATAGTTCTTTTCACAATCAAAATTTAACTGGAACTTATAGTAGTAAATATGATATTATAAAAAGTAATGCTGATTTCCAAACTGAAATTGGTTTTAATTCTCCAATTGTGATTGGTAATAGAATTACCGAAAGTTTAAATAATCCTAATTTAGAAGGTAATGATGAATTTGTAAATCCTACTTTATTTGATTATACTGATGATTTAACAACAGATACATCATTAACTACTTATAAAAACTATTTTGATAGTTTTACACAATTACAAGTAGAAGATGAAAGTTGTAAATGTTTTCCAACAACTTATGGTAAAATGATATATGATCTACAAAATGGAGTTGATAATTTTTCTATAAATACAAATTTACAAACTAAAACTGGAATAGCATTACCAACATCAGCACAAAAAATAAAATATTTTTGGAATTGTGTAGCAAGTGGAGATTATAAAAGAACTTCTGCCAGTAGTGAATTATATTCAAATTTAAATTTAAGTAAAAATATTCAGACATTAAATATTAATAGTTTATCTAATAGTAGTTTTTTTAGTGGTTCTATTCCACCAGATACAAATTATCCACCAACACCACCAAGCACAACAAAAATAATTGCTGATAATCCAGCTTATCCTACATCATCACCATATGACCTTGGCGAACAATTTTGTTTATTTGATAATTTTGATGGTGCTTTTACATCTAATTTTGATGCTACTGAAATTGCTAAAATTACAAATAATATAATATTTAGAAGTCCAAGTAATCCAGAAGCAATAAGTGATTTTACTGATATTAAAAAACCTACTACTAATGATGAATTTTTATCATTAAAATATAATCAAGTTTTTATGACGAATATGATTGCTAATGATGCTAATATTAATAAATTAAAAATTGTTAGAGATTTATTAGAGAAACCATCTTCTGATAATATTAAAATAGATTATACAGACCAAACATTTTTAGATAGTTTATATTTTAGTTTAGAGGTAGGTCAGTTAGACGATAGATTTTCTCAAAGTGTTTATGCTATGAATGGAAATAATACACTTGAAGAAACCGGTATTCCCTTACCTGTAGCATTACCTTGTGTTAAATCAATTGCTGATAAACTTGAAGTTGGTGATACATCAGCATTATCATATATCAGTTATAAAGATAGAATGAGATTACCGATTTATAGTGGTTTATTCTGCGACGAAGATAATATTTTAGAAAAAAATGATGGAACACATAAATATACATTATTGAAAGAATGGAGAGATAATAAAATGTATGAAATTGATTTTTATTCCAGATACAATACAGATAGAATTCCATCATCTGATAATTTAATATTACCAACTTCTACTGATTTTGATTTCCAAGATGCTAATGGAAACTTTTTTGATGATACAAAAATTAAAGAAAACGATTTAGGTGTTGTTGTTGCTTATAAAAATATTATTGAAGATGGTGATAATGTTTTAGAATTTGGTCTTGGTTCTCAACCAGGAGCATCACAATTCAGTTTATATAGTGTTAATACTACAAATAATTATTCTGTAAATACTGGCGTTTTTGTTAATAAATCTTCTGATAGTGATTTAACTAAATTTGGTGATAATTCAGTTCAATCATTAACAACTAACAATACTATTTATTTATCTCAAAATACAACAAATGCTTATAGTGAAAGCGCAAATTTACAAACTATATCAACAACAAATGCTATGGTAATTGAGTATGAAAGTAATAAACCATTTATTCCAAGTGAAATAGAATTATATCAGCAAGCATCATACCCTGACCCATCAATTGAAGAACATCAAAGTATACTCGGTGCTGGTGTTAGTTTAGCAACTTTTACTGCTGGTGGTGGCAGTGTCGTAGTAAATACTACATTTGGTTCTAGTGCCGATAGTAGAGGGTTTGATAATATAACTGGAGCTTTTGATAAATGTTTAGTATTTAATTCTACTTGGACAATAACAATTGATGTTGGTAGTGGTATTACAAAAAATATAAAACATTTTAGAATGTGGGCAAGAAGTGCCCATAGTCCAAATGAGACTCCAACACAAGTTGAACTTTTTGGCAGTAATGATAATTTTACAACCCAAACTTCATTATTCAATGGAACGTGGGCACAAAGTGATTTACCCACCATTACTGTAGATATTGTACCCAGTGATAATTTAAATTTATCATTAAAGAAAGATTTAACCACAACTGGCGATTTTAGATATTATAAATTTCAATTTCCACCAGCACCGTCAGTACAATTCGGTTATTATTCAATTGGTGAATTAGCACTATATGAAAAAGTAGAAAGTGAAAATGCTCAATCAAGATTTCCAAAATCTATACAAATACAAGGGCAACAAATTAATTCTACAACATGGTCTACACTTGAAACAACGTCATTAGTAGCCGAACCATTAGCAGCAGGTGGTTCAACATTGCCTCAAAATCCAGCATTAACATCATTTTTACCACCAATAAAAGAACCATTTAATCAAGTAAGTTTAAGTTATAAAAAAATAAGATTAATTATAACTGAAACATTTGGACTATCTGGTAATAATGTAAATATTGGTGAATGGGTTTTAAGAAAAAGAAATAATTTTACTACCTATCTTGGTGATGCTACAAGTCCTTTTGATGTAAATGATATAGAGGTAAAAGCATATTTACCAATAGCAAATGTCGAGGCGCAACTATTACCAGACCCCAATACTTTTGTTAATTTCAATCCAAGTAGTTCTTCACAAAAAAATGCTATTAGAGATGGTAATTTATCAACTGATATGGATATTACACTTAATACCACAGCAACATATTCTACAACAGCAAATCAAGTAATTATTGGAATAAATCAAAGTGGAGGAGAAAGGATAATTGGTTTAGAATATAAATTAACACAAACTAACACACTTGGTGAAGTATTCAATCATTTCTTAATTTATACAAGTAGTATTCTTGCTAAACTACCATTTTTACCAAAAGATGTTAATATATTGGGAATTGATGAAGATGATAAACAAGTTTTATTAACAACTGGAGATTTAGCAACGGCACAACCATCAGTAGCAACTGATGTAAGTTTAGCAGCAAATAGTCCCTATGGTGCTGAAAATGATTTTAATAATAGTAATGTTAGATATAAGGCTTTTCTAATTACATTTAAATCAACATTTAGTTTATCAACTAATCGTTTAATAATACCAGATATAATTATTAGTGGTTATGATAGTGCTAATCATATTGTTCATAATACACCTTTTATTGGATTTACTTGTAGAAATCAAATTTCATCAGTAAATAAATATAGAATACCTCGTCCAATTAATGGTGAATTATTTGGAATTCCACGCTCACTACAAAACAACTCATTATCGTTTATAAATTCTTGGGAAAGAAAAGTAAAGAATGATAATAAGGGTGTTCGTGTTGTAAAAGTAGAAATAGAAAATCGACCAATTTTATTAACTAATAAAATACCACCAATCACACCATCACCAACAATAACTGCTGAATTTTATGGGGGTAATCCAACTACTAAGGCTGCTATTAAAGTTGAGGTAACTATTAATGGGGCTTTTATAAATATAAATAATTTAATTATTACAAACAACGGAGAACATTATGAAAGCTTACCAAATATAGTTTTTAAAGAAGATGGTAATGATGTTGCTGTTGATAGTATTGATTGGCTAATTAAACCAGAAATAAATATTACTCTTGGAACATTTAAAACATCGTATGAGGCAGGTGTTGATACAAATAATCAATCACAATTTCCATATCTGATGTTAGGATCTAATAATGTGAATGTTTCATTTGACACCACACAATCTCGCATGAGTTTAAGTAATCTACATACATTAATGAAACAAGGTCAACAAGATAATAATATGGAAAGATATTACGATGCCAGTATGTTTTTTAATAGTGCGAAACCATTAATAGTACCAGATGGTGAGAGTTCAAATGATGTGATGAAAATTCATAATAAAAAAACTTATTGTAATTCTACAAGAGCTAGTTTTACAGAATCAAAACCAAATCATGATTTTAATACACAAATAATTCCTATCAGTAATCCAGCAATTAGACAAAAGGGTATTGCCTCTGCTATTTCCGGTATTGGATTATTAGAATTATTTGCCAAGAAAAAAGATGGATCATATAATAAAATATCAATTGATAATGAACATACCTATAATGGAACTTTATTAGATAGATTAGGTTTTGATATTAAACAATTACTTCCAAGATTCGGACAACAAAATGAACTATTTAATCGTGGTTTATATAATAAAAATATTAAAGATAATGATAAAGCTTTATCTCAATATAATCAACAAGTAAAACCACTTACCACAAATGGTTTCATAAGTGCTACTTTAAATCAATCATTAAATACAAATAATGTCAATTATGTAGTAGCGTCTCTTGATGGAAATAATTTATTAGAAAAATCAGTTCCACAAGAATCTGATGCTCTGATTGGATTAAATTTACCACAAAAATTTAGTTATTCACATTTACTATTATATTCAAATATTATTCCAAAATATAATTATATTGCTGCTGAAAAAATAAATAAAACTAACTGTATTGGGAGCATAAACAGGTCATATCAATTGGGAGATATAGTATATGGAAACCAACCAGGTATTCCTTATATTGTTGATAAATCATATATTTTAAGCGATATTGATGTTGATTTACGAACAGAACTTGGAGTACCAGCACCAATTAATAGTGGTTCTACTATTGTATTTAAAATTGATAAAAGAAAGAATATACCATTACAACTACAAGAACAAACAAAAGGTTAATAAATTAATTTAACCATATTATATCCCTTTCTAAATTCATTTTATAACAATAGTAGAAACAATCAAAATTACATCTATCTTTAAAATTTTCTGGTATTTTACCATCAATTTTTTTAATAAAATTTATTCTTTTTCTTGGAATAATAATTTGTAATTTATTTTCAGTATTACTAAATAATTTTCTAATATATTGCGTATTTAACATAGATGAAGGACATATCATTATAAAAGGTTTATCTAATTCTTTTAATCTCGTAAATACTTCTTTCTTTTTACTGAAAGGTGGATTTGATAATAATATATCTCCTTTATTATTTTCAAAGAAATCAATAGGTTCGTGTATTACATCATATCCTAAATCCTTTAAGTCCTTACCACTTTCACCATCACCGTAAAAACATTCCCATATAAGTTTATCATTTGGTATATAATCTTTTATATTCTCCCAAGCATATTTAGGGGTCATATAATCATCGTGTTTTAAAAATGTTTTAGTATGGAATCCTGCCATATATATAATATAGATATAATTTATAATAATAATATACAGAAATCAAATTTTTTTTTGTGTTAAAATATATATAATAATATATAATAATAAAAAATAATATAGAAAAATAACATTTTGGAGCATTTTGGAGCATTTGGAGCGCTTGGAGCGCTTTTTTAAAACTATTTCATATATCGCTCTCATGAGAGGACTTTGTAAATTAGTGCTCCAACGCTCCAACGCTCCAAAAAAAATAATAATAATAATAAATAATTTTTAATTGATATAATAGTTTTACAATTCATCACTTTCATCAATTGTTTCCTCATTATATTTCAAGTTCTCAAAACAACCTTTACCTTTATCCTGATTTCTTTGATTTCTATTCCAAATGTAACCATATCCTTTCATTTGACCTAACAATTGTTTCCAATTAACTTTTATTCCATTATTTTTAAAAATATTTAATAATTCATTTTTAGATAATCTGTCTTTACAATCTAATTCAGATGGTGAAACTTTTTCAAAAGTATCACTATTATTAATTAATAAACCTATATCATCATATTCTTCTACCATTTCCTTAAAAGCATTTTTAATTTTCTTTGGAATCACTAAACCATTTTTAATATAATTACTAACATAAGGTAATAACATTATAATATAGGCAGATTTAAGGTCATCATCAATCTCAAATTTTTCAATCAAGTCTTCATCTGCTAAATAAATATGTTTATCTTCATTAACTAATTCTTCATCATCAACAAATCTACTTTGATAATTTAATTTTAAACCTCTTCTAATAACACCTTTATCATTTTGTATATCTAAATCAAAATTAGAACTTGTTTTTAGTTTAGCTTGTATTGGGTGTATTTTACATGAACCATATAAAACTTCTACATTTAAATTTTTACCATCAACATATTCTTTAAATAGTTCAGCATCTAATTTATCAGTTTTTAATTCCTCCATATATGATAATCTAACAGGTTTATTAAATAATTCTATAAATTGTTTATGATTCTTACTATTTCCTTCATTAAATGTTTTTTTATCTAATTTCATAGTATAAAAAGGCATAGATATTTGATGAATTTCAGTATGTGTTGATTTTCCATTTGAAGCACTATAACCAACACCTATCTCACATTTTTGATATTTTGTATCACCAGTCAAACAATATGCTAAAAATGTTAAGTAATAATTGAAATTTTGTTTATTTGGTTGTATTTGTCTATATATTTTTTTAACTTTATCAATCTTTTCTTTACAAACATCAATATTAAAATCATAATCATTATATCCAGAAACATAATCAGTTTTTTTTCTTGGTCTAAAACATTCCATAATATTATTAGTTTCTGGATTATATTTTTCCATTTCTAATACTCCATTTCTAAAATGAATATTTCTTTTTTGATCTAATGTATAATTAATTAAAATATTGTGATTATTTTTTATTAATAGTTTATCTTTTATATCTTTGACTATTTTATCTCTATTATTTCTTGTGGTAATACTTGAGAATTTTTTGAATATATCAGATAAATCTTCTTTATCTTGTGTTCTTGTTGCTATTTTACATAATTTTCCTATCATCTTAACTAAATCATCTTGAATTAATGCCTCACTTAATGAATTATCCCATATATCATTATGATAAACAAATATCTCATTTTTATTAAATATATATTTATCAGTATATTCATTTACAAATACTTCAGCTAAACTAAAATGTGTAATACCACCCTTAAAATTAAAATCTTCCATATTATACTTTCTATATTTTTCACAAATCTCATCATATTTTTCAGGATTATCTTGTTTCGCCCAAAACCGTAATGTACCCATAGTATAACTACCTTGTGTAGCATTATCCCAAAACTTTTCAACATTATTTTCATCATATTTATCTTCACATAATTTACTGAATGCGTCAAATAATTTGAAAGTTCCTTCATCAATAGATTTCAAACACCAACATAATTCACTCCATGTTTTATAATCAATTGCTCTTTCAGGGTTTAAAATACTAACTAACTCTTTAATAAAATCATTATCAACAACCTTATTCCATTCAATATTATCTTTCTTTTCTTTTTTTTGTCTTTCAATAAGTAATTTTTCTCTTTCAATTTCATTATCTTCATTTTTAATTTTTTCAATATTTATATTAGCAATATCATTAGTGGGTGTAAGTTCAAGCCCTTTTTTATTTCTTAAAGAAAAGAGTTTAATATAATCAGATTCATAATTTTTTGAACTATCATAATTATTATTTTTATCTACAATATGTTTAACAGTATAAGCATTACTATAATCTTGAATTTTATCACCGCCATACTGTATCCACAAACTAGTATCATTATAAATAGAATTGTCAATAATATCAGTAATTGGATTAATAACTTCCATTTTATTAAATATATTAATTAATTGTTTATTAGAAATTAATTCATTTCTAATAATTTTAGAAATATGATCTTTTTTTGTTATGATATCTGGAATTTGGATATGTATACCATTTTTCCAAATATCATTTTTTGCCATAACAGGTTCATCTCTTGTAAGAACATATAAATTATAATTTGTATTGTAATATTTGTTAATTTCAGTAGTAAATATATCAGTAATTTCAAGTATATTTTTTTTAGTTAATTCAATCATAGAATTTTTGAAATGTAAATCCAAGTCAAATCTTATGTAACGATTCATACAAACTTTCTCTGTCATAGATTTTTTTTTCCCAATATTATTAGTATATAAATTTAAGTAAACATCATATTCAGTATCTTCAATAAAATATTTACCACCTTGAAAGGAAGTATGAGTATAATCAGAATTTTTATTAGCTTTTCTTTTGTTGAGAAAATCTATAAATAATTGATAAGATTTTGGGTCTTGGCGCTCCGTTATATAATCAAGAGTGTCACATTCTTTACTATTATTTACTTGTTGTATAAATTCAGTATCACTTGTAATTATTATATTTTCAGTTCCTACCATTTTGTTTATAATATTATATATATTTAATTGTTTAAATATATTTAATAAATTTAAAAAAAATTTCAAAATTTTAAATTAATATATTAATATTTTCTTTTTTTATTCAAATTATATATTTTAATATTTTGTAATCTATCAGCCAATTCAATATCGGGGTGTTCTATAATCTGTAGAGCGATAGGGTCATCCTTATATTTTCTTTTATACATGTGGAGATTATTATACATCTTACTATACTCATGGTTTTTGTAATAATGTTTAGACTGTCGCAACCTACAATATTCATTATGTTTCTTTTTCAGATCAACATCAACATCATTTACTTGAATTTTTTTTTCTTCCATTTCTATATATATATTAATATATATTTATTTGTTTAAATAATTTAAATTATCTATAATAAAAATTTAGATAATTTATTAAAAAATAATAAATGTGGCATTAAACTTCCCAAATAGCGTAAAAATGGCAGGAGGGTGCTATAATGTTCTATTTAATACAATTAATAATATGATTTTATTTTTAAATATATTTTTTAAATATTATTTTTAATTGTTAAGCACTTGATAGTTTTTTGATGTCTTGATAAACCATCTTTTCTGATAAATGTATTACAAATAGGACAATTTACCTTTTCTTTTACCTTTGCTTTTATTTTATCTTTATTGAGTTCATAATATTCTTTTTGTTGTTCTAATTCTTTTTTTTTATTAGCTTGATAATATTCTTTTCTTTTTTCATTTCTTTTTTCTTTATTATTTTCATAATATTCTTTATATTTATCTTTATTGATTTCATACCATTCTTTTTTATTTCTTGTAGGAATTTTTTGATTTAATGTAGCATTTAATTGTTCAATATATTTTCGCTCTTCTTTATGTAATTCATAACTATCATTAACATTTACTTTTTCTACTAATATGACAATCCAATTATCCCAACCTCCATGTTCTCTTATAAATTCATAAACATTCATATTATGGTTTTTATCATTTTCATTATTACAACTAGATTTATGCTGTTTTGTTCTACTTTTAAAAACAACAGTACTACCTACATAACAATCTGTAATACTTGTATCTTTACAAACAATTTTGTAGATACAAGCATTAGAATAATCCATAATTATATATAGATAATAATAAAAATTTTTATAAAATTTCAAAATTTTATTAAATTTAATTAATTATTTTAACCATCGTTGTAACTTGATAGGTATAATTTCTTTTGTTTTAAAATGGAATACATTAGGTTCTTCTTCATAATCTTGATCTATATCCATTTTGGAAAGTGTATCATCATTTCTATTAAACACAAATGATTTAGGTTCATTAGAACAGGATAGGAATGGAATACCATTCTCATCTTTATCTTCAATATATAAAGTCTTGTCACAATCACAATCAAAAGTACAAAAGAATTTATATGAATTAATATCTCTTAACAGTAAAGGTACATGGTCTTCTTTAAAACATTCAGGATCAAGTTTACATACAACTTTTTGTAAAAATGGTCTCATTTCCAAATCACCATTTTCAAGTTTAAAAATATTTTTATAATATGTAAATAAATAATAATCCTTAATTTTATCAACACATTTTTTAGTTTCATTACAGATTTTTAAATAACTACCATTTGGAACTGATGACTTGATTTCATCAAGTTCTTCCATTATGTTAGTAAGATTATCCATATGTTTTAATATATATAAATATGTTTAAATTGTTTTTAAATAAGAATATAATTTCAAATAAAAATTCAAAATTTTTTTTTTACTATTATTTAATTAATTTCTTCAATATTTAAAGATATAATATCATTCATTAATTCTTCAATAAATTTGTTATCTTTACATTTTTTAGTTTGTTGATGTCTTTTTAGATTTTTTTTAAAAACAATACTATTACAAACATTACATTTTATACTTTCTTTTCCTTTATCTTCATTATCTTCTCTATATTTTTTACCATATTCTTTTAATTTATCTTTATTATCTTCTCTATATTTTTTATTTGATTCTTTTCTTTTTTCTCTATATTCTTTATTATCTTGGTAATATTTCTTTTGATATTTCTTGTGATATTCTTTATTTTCTTGGTAATATTTTTTAAAATATTGTTTATTATCTTCGTTATATTTTTTATTATATTCTTTTATTTTATCTTTATTATTTTCTCTATATTTCTTAGATACTTCTACTATTTTTTCTTTATTTTCTTGGTAATATTTTTTATTATATTCGCTTTTATTATTCATAGTTCTCAATTCTTTTGGTAATAAGAGGTGTGTCAAATAAAAATATTGTTCAATTTTTTTTTTCAAATTTTTTTTTATTTTTCACTACAATAGAATAATCTATTCATCATTTCCATTTTCAACAGCAGTAATTCCCTCCGCAAATATTTTAATAGTTTCTATTACTTCTTCCTTGTTAAGTTTTTTTGTACATCTCCTACATAATTCAGCATCAGGCATCACAAGTGTTAATTCATATTCATAATCAGGTTTATCCATCATTTCAATAGTTCTAATCATAAATTGATTATATGTATCTCTTTGAGAGATATACTTATTGAAGTACCATGAAACCTTTATCAACTTCATCTTGAATAGGGGTCTGTCAAATAAGAATATGGTTCAATTTTTTTTTCACATTTTAAATTCAAAATTTTTTTTTACTTTTCACTACAATATAATAATCTATTCACTATCACTACCAGATGAGTTAAAATCGTTGTATTCATCAAGATAATCTTTAAATTCAGACCACAAATACGCCATAGCAGATGAAGTATTAATATAATCATTTTCAAATCTAAAAGTATCAACATTATTAGTAATAATATTGACTAATTCAAATTGAAATGCTAATCCAAAAGTCCAACCATTTTTCCCCTCCGTTTGACAAAACTTTCCTTCAAGGTCTTCTGTATTTTTATACATACATTTAAATATATTAAGTAAATCTAAATCTTTATCAACAATATCATACCAAATGTATTTCATAATTAAATCTCCTACAATCATATCGTTTTTAATAAATTCATCAATTTTGTCTTCTAAATCAAATGGAAAATGAAATTCCTCTGTATCATCTTCAACAAATAAATCATTATTCTTATACTCAACATCATTAATCATATACTGAAATGGTATATTCATCTTAGGCATCTTGAATAGGGGTCTCTCAAATAAGAAAATGATTCCAAATCAAATTCAAATTTTTTTTTACTTTTCAGTACAATAGAATAATCTATTCATTATCACTACTATCATCATCAGTATCATCACGGTCCTCAACCCCATAAATAATCTCATCTAACTTTTCAGAGAATACATCATCGCATACACTCATATAATTCATATAATATTTCAAATAATTATCAGGTTCTAATTGATTAAAACTCATACCATACTCATCCATCATAAAATTAATAGAATCGTGGTATTCAAAATGAGTTAATGGATAAACCATATATGTTATACATTCACTAAATTTATCAATTAAATCCTCTGGACCTTCCTTCTTCAAATCAAATTCCCTTTTACTATACCATTCCTCAAAATCTTTAAGAATTTGATCATCATTCGCCATCTTGAATAGGGGTCTCTCAAATAAGAAAATGATTTCATATAAATCAAATTCAAAATTTTTTTTTACTATTGTGATGATAGATTAATCTTTTATTTTATTTTGCTTTTCCTCATACTTCTTGACT